ATTTCTTTTCTGGGAGCCACAGCAAAGTTTCAAAATGGCTTATATGTCCCGTACCCTAGGATAGGTAAGCTAGCTTTTTCAATTGCTTGCCAAATGCGCTCCGAAACTCCTTCAGATGAGATCCTTGTGGATAAGATAGCAGCTATATGGGATTTGATCTCCCCATGCGTAGAACTAAGTGAACTAAAAGAGGCCCTTCACAGTTTTGCTGTCTATCTAAATTTTATCCTAGGCGAATCCCCCGTCCCGGTTCCAGAATCCATACGAAGTAAACTAAAGTTTGCCCTAACTAAGCAGACTAATTTTGCTTTATATATGGGCTATGAGTCGCGAGTGACTTTTTCAAATTTTTTTGATCACTCGGAGGTAGGAGGTATAAAAGCGACGCCCATGAACGGAACAGATATTCCCCTAGGTAAAGCCCCACGACGAGTCCGTGGTATAATTAACAAAATGCTCTCCAACAAGTCCTTGACCCCAGAAGGACTCAAGTGGTTGATCATGGCGACAGACCCTTTTCACGATGAACCCATAAATTGTGATGGTTACCCTGATCTTACAACTTCTTCCGTACTGACCCAAACAGTACAGTTGACCACTTCCGTTGCGAGACCATTTACAGTCCCCTCGACCGATAGTTGGGACTGTCATATTTTTCTCAACCCCTGTACACCCAGTTTCACGTACACTCCCCCAGGAACTGGTTTATTAAGTACAGAACCCCGGTTCTTTCAGACCGGTTTAACAACTGACGGCGTGCTAGTCCCGACTGGAGCTGGCACACAATTGTACAGTGGCTTTAATGCCATTGGCACGCCTAATGGCAACAATTGGATCACAGCGTCAGGTGGAGGTGTCCCGAACCCAGCAATAGCTTTTCCCCAACAGTATTGCTCAGGATACTACCGCTTGATAGCGTGTGGCTTTGAGGTGGTGAATACCACTGCAGAGCTGTACAAAGGTGGTTCAGTGACTGTGTATAAGAGTCCTTCTTATGCCCAGCGTTGCATTACGCATGTAACAGCCCCTGGTAACCCAGATACACTTACCTCGTTCGCAAATTTGCCGCCAGCAACACAAGCAGAAGCTGCTTTATTTCCAAGCTCCCGTACCTGGGGAGCTTCGGAAGGCTGCTATGTGGTCCCCTCGTTAAACGACTCTGAAGTACCTTTCGTTTCCTTACTCACAGCCCAAAAAGCCGGGCTAATTCTAGGTCAAGATGTTAATTCCTTGACAACTGGATCAGGAAACAGACTTTGTTATGTCCCCTCAGGTCCAACCTTTGG